ATGGATAAAAATTTAAAAGCTCAAACCGTTGATGATTTAATCGAAATAATTAACTTGGAAGCGATTAAACAATTACCCAAAGCAACGGAACATTTTATTTCTGATTTGCATGGTGAGTTTGAAGCTTTTGATCATTTACTGCGCAATTGTTCAGGTGTCATCTCGATTAAGGTCGATGACCTTTACGATGACATTTTAACCAAAGAAGAAAAACTGGAACTGTGTTTCAATATTTATTATCCAGAAGATCTCATCTTAAATGCTGAAAAGACAAAAGACGAATGGATCACCTTGCTTGACCAACTTGTTCAACTCACCCGTCACGTTTCGAGTAAGTATACACGTTCAAAGGTTAGAAAGGCTTTACCAAAATCCTATGCTTATATTCTTGAAGAATTAATTTATCAATATGATGAAAAAGATAATAAATCCCGATACTATCACACAATCTTCAACACCGTTATCGACCTTAATTTAGCTGACCATTTTGCCCTTGCGCTAGCTAAATTAATCCAACGTTTTGTAGTGGACCACCTTCATGTTTTAGGTGATATCTACGATCGTGGACCGGATCCTGATAAAATTATTGATCGCTTAATGGAAATTCCTTCCTTAGATATTCAATTGGGTAACCACGATATTATTTGGATAGGGGCTTATTCAGGGTCGCTGGCTTGTTTGGCAAACGTACTACGTATTCAACTGCGCTACGGCCATACTCAATTGTTAAAAGACTACGGTATTGATTTAACCAGACTGGCTAAATATGGTCGAAGGTATTACCACGATAATCCAGCCTTCTATCCTCGTGGTGATAATTCGGACTTAAGCCAAGAAGAAATTGACGACATCACTCTAATGCATCAAGCAATTTCAATTATGCAATTTAAAGTAGAAAGTCAAATCATTCAAAGACGCCCTGAGTTCAACATGGAACCACGGCTCTTATTAGATAAATTATCTAAAGACCGTCAAACGATAACTATTGACGGGATTGAATATCCAATCGAAAACGGATGCTTCCAACGTGTAGATCCCGAAAATCCTTTTGAATTAACTTTAGGAGAAGAACTCGTCCTCCTCGACTTACTACACCAATTCCAAAATTCAGAAAAATTAGAACGCCATATTAATTTTTTAGTCCTACATGGCACCATGTATAAATGTTACAATGGCAACTTACTATTCCATGGTTGTATCCCTACTACCAAAGACGGCGAATTTATGTCAGTCACCCTCGATGGTAAAGCATATAGTGGTCGAAGCTTAATGGAAAAATTTGGAGAATCAATATTGAAAACTTTCCGGGATAAAAATTCCATGGATGACTTCGCTACCGACTTGGTTTGGTATTTGTGGTGTGGACCTGTTTCTACGCTATTTGGTAAACATGCCATGAAAACTTTTGAACGTTACTTCCTAAAAGACAAAAAAACCCATAAAGAAATTCAAAACCCATATTATGAATTACGTAATGAAGAAGATTTTTGTTTGAAGATGCTCGCAGAATTCGATTTGCAACCATCAGGCTATATCATTAATGGTCATACTCCGGTTAAAGCTGTTTCCGGCGAAAAACCCGTTAAAGCCAATGGTAAAATGTTGGTAATCGATGGAGGATTAGCCAAGCCTTATCAAAAAGTAACAGGAATTGCTGGCTATACTCTCGTCGATAATTCTTATGAGATATATATCTGTGCCCACCATCCCTTCACCACTAGAGAAGATGCTATTTCATGTCGCTTTGACATCCTGCCTAAGAAATATATTATCACAGAACGGTCTAAACGCTATTATGTGGGGGATACGGACATTGGACTGAGTCTAACAGCACAAATTAAGGAGTTAAAAAAGAATTTACCACCCTATAAATCAGATATCTTGAATTAGAAAAAGCCTTCATTTGCATTCGTCGCAAATGGAGGCTTTAATTGTATAATAAAAAAGAAAGCCTGCAAAACAGACTTTCAAAATGTTTTCTAACGTCCGCGTTCTCTGATACGTGCTGCTTTTCCAGATAATGAACGGATATTTATTTTATCGTTCATTGCAATTCACTACGTTTCAAAACGCCTACAAATAAACATTTGTAATTCATAGGTATTCATTGCATTTCAAAAAATCATGCCCCTTCTGCCCCTTTTTTGCCCCTTTTTTACCCCACTCTTAATTAAGAAAGTGGGGTAATTTTTATTCTTCATAATCAATTCTAATCAAATCATCCATATTAATGAATAAATAAGCTCCTTCTACTCTAACACCAACTTTATCAAAATCAAATACGTCAATTATCCCATTTATAAATGTAGTTCTTTTTGTAGAATCTATGTAGGTAAATCTTATTTCTAGCTTTTGTGTGAAAGCTTGACTTAGTAACATCATTTTCTCTTGAGGACTCTGCCTTTCATAAACAGCTTCCCCTGTATTGTAATCTTTTTTAAGAGATCCTGTATGTTCTGATAGGAAGAAGCCCATCCACTTGGCCATCTTGCGGTCTTGATACTCTCTAGCTGCTTTTGATTGTAAATAAGAACGATCCACGCTCATATAATCACTCCTTTGAGTAAATTATACGAACAAGTGTTCTGTAAGTAAAGTTTAATTATCTCTACCTATTATATAGACACAAAAATAACCCCACCTCCGTTTATGAAAGTGGGTACTTTTTTCTATATATTTTTACAGTGACAATGTGATATATTATTTATGGACCCCGACGAGGGGCATGCACCTCTGAAAGGTACCGAAATTATAAGGAGGTGTATCGTATGGAAAACACTATTATCGTGTTAGTACTGCAAGGCTTAATCTTTCCTTTGGTTGTAGCATTTTGCAGTTTCAAATGGTTTGATAAATAGAACCATTATTAAATATTAAAACACCTCTGAATAGATAAAAAAAGCCCCACCTTACGGCAATAAGGTGGGGTTTGGTGTATCAAAAAACACCTATCGTGTTAGATTTTTTGCCGACGCTCCGACAAGACGAAAACATATAACAGACGAAACTTTTCGTCACTTATAATATATCAATCACTGTCACGAGTGTCAATAAATTTGACTATTATAAAAAAATTAGTCACTCTTGGCTAATTATAACTTAGTAGCAAACTGCTTACCGCCATCAGCACCAATCTTAATGAACCGTTGTTTCTTAGAATATGAAGTATATTGTCCCCATACCCAACCATCTTGAGTAAATACTTTCTCTAATGAAATGGTATCGTCTTTATCATACATGTAGCCTTCTTCGGTAATTGAAGCTTTACCTTCATGTGGTTCTGTTCTTACCCATACTTTGGTATTGAATATATATACACCAATAGATTGAGGTAGTTTAACTGGTTCTTTCGTGCCTGCTTTCAATTCTTCTTTATACTTGGCAACTTCTACTTGCACGGCTGTGTAATTGTAGCCTGCTTTAGTCAAACGATCCTTACGTTTTTGACCATTACCCCAGTCGCCACGATAGACTTGTTTAGCAACCTCACGATTAGTTAATTTAACGCTAGGTGTAGACGGGGTGCTAGGTTTGCTGTCTTCTAATCCTGGCTTATCAATGTAGACAATACCTCGTTGAGAGTCTACAAGCTTTCCAGTAGTCACATACAATTCTAAGTCTTTCTTCCATAGTTTCCATTTCTTCCAATCATCTTTCATCCAGTTTCCAGGACAAGATTTACGAGAAGCGTCATAGTGACGGACAACCCGTGATAAAGGCACGTTAAATTTCTTCATTAGATAAGCAAAGACTAGAATCGCTTCTAAACGAGTGCGTGGGTGGAAATCCCATTCCCAAACATTTGAACCAGTAGATGTATCTTGACACAATTCGATACCAATAGCGTTTTGATTAGTAATTCCATATTTACCACGACCATCTCCCACATGCCAAGCCACTCGATTGAAAGGAACGACTTGCACATCGTGATTTGGATCCAAGAATAGTTGTGCGGATGCTTCTCTATATTTTTCTCTAAAATATTTAGCATTACCGTATGCTTGACCTGCTGCACCGACAAAGTGCAAGACCAAGTGAAGAACTTGGTCTGCTGACATCCAACCGCCTAAATTAATAGAGGTTAGCATTTGTTCAAATTTTCTGACTTCATATTTATTCATTGTTATTCACTCCTTTATTAATTCGTTGCCCTGTATGATATAACCCAGTTGCAGAAGCACCATAAACTATACCTTGGAAACCGTGAACAAATAAGTCTTGACCATAATATACGCCATAAAAAATTCCCATTACTAAGCCTAATGTGACGGCTAGTAAAGGGATAAATTTACTTGGTATATATTGCTTCAATAGTTCAGTGAGTATCATAGTTACTGGTACGATAAATAAGTTGAATTCCATTTTCATTTCTCCTTTTTGATGATTGTAGTAATACGTTCCTCGTGTTTTATAATGTTATCTTCGTTTTCACCAATACGTTCCTCGTGACGAGCTAACACTGAATGAATGCGTTCGCGATCTTTTTGAGATTCTTTTAAATCATACGATAGATTTACCATTGTTTCCTGAAGAGACTTCATTGTCTCGTCAATTTTACTTACTATTTTTTGGAAAGGTTGAACTACTAATGCAGCAAGAGAGACGATCGTAATGATCGCCCCCGCCGCACTAGCTAATTGAATTAAATCTATTGTCATGTTATCTCCCTTTCTAAGGTTTTTCGTTTTCTTCTTCTGGTGATGGATCAGGTTCAATCAATCCTTCTTCAATGCATTTTTTTCTAACGTCTTCACGCCATAATTCAGGAACTCGCTTAATAGTCCACCCAGTCCTATCGCTATGTCTAATTAAATTTACGAACATATTTACCATAATTAAAAACCTCCTAATAAGCTTTCGGCTAATTCACCAATCAACATTTGCAATTCTAACTTAGCATCTGCGACTTGCTGGCCCATTTCGGCTTTTGCTTTGGCTGTTTCTTCGTCGATTTTAAGCTTAGCGTCCTTTAGTTCTTCCTTAATGCTTCGAATTGCATTTTCAGGATTCAAGCGGTCACGGATTGCTTGCTTGCATAATTCGATGACTTCCTTGTCTGTTTTTTTCGTTTGGTCACCGATCAATTCGATTGTATCGAAAGACGAGTTACGCCCTTCGTTGTATTCCAAGTGTACGATAGTGTTTCCGTTAGGCATCAAAAGCATTTCTGTTAATTTATACATTTATATTCCTCCTAATTAAATTGGGTTACTTAAACTAGCAATAGCCTGTTCTAAAAACTTTATCTTTTCATAAATCGTAACGTTTGCGCCAATCCTAATATCGTTATTCGCCCAGTCAATCACTCCGTTTGCGATGTAAGCGTCCAACTGTTCTTTGGTTGGTTCGTTGCCTGCGCCGAAGGTTGAGGTTAAGTCTATAACGATAGGTTCTTTTATTTTTATAACGTCGCCTATTTGATAAGTTCCACTGTCGCTTGTTCTATGTCTTAATAGAATAGGACCCGATCCTTCGGTAGTAGGTGTTATAACTACCGAATAGTTAGTCATAATATTAGCTATAATGCTTAATTTCGACTGTTCTCCGTATCCTCTAAAAGAAATGGAAGTGACAGAATTATATTTGAACAAACCATTTAGACTAAAGTAGTATTTATGATTAGGGTTCCAATAAGTTTCGGATTCCATTCTAAAACTTGGGTAAGAATCTAAATTATTTATAGCGATTGTGTATTCTTGCCCGCTTTTTTCGACAGTTCCAATCGTGTTTCCTGTTATGTTTTTAATTAAATTTTTAACCGTCATCGACTGCTTGAAATCTTTCCCATTCTTGCTGACCATATCTTCGGGCGCAGGTGTCCAGTCGGTTGCGATTGAACCTTTTTCAATTTTGAAATTTCTAAAAGCAACATAAGTAGCGAATTTAGAACCAAACGCATGAGTATATGCTTGTAACCCTATGCCTATATCTTCGCTCAATGTGAATGTATAAGATACTTTTTTCCATTCTATTGAAAATTGAGAACGACCAATGTATTTTATTGTCGATGCCGAGCCATTTTTTATAGTAGATAAACGTATTGATGATGTTTCAGGATTATTCTCTCCTATTTTTGCTTCAAAAGATAAGGTATAAACGCCTTTTGTAAAAAAAGGGCAGTCTTTATAACTATAAGCTATTGGTTTAGTGCCTTTATAATCATTAATTTCGTACGTATCTCCTGTACTAGCAATAGGTTTGTTTAAATATGAATTTTTTAGTAAATTCCTCCCACCAATTTGTTCATTTTTAGATAGATAGTTTCCCAACGGCTGATACTTACTTTCCGCTTGTACAACAGTTGTATAATTTCCTTTAGGTTGATATTTAAAATCAGATTGTTCTTCTGTTAGATATGGCGATAAGTCAGTCGGTTCTCCTCTCAATTCCAAGATTTGTTCTTCGGTCAAGTCTTTGTATTCTAAAGGATCGCCTTTATCACCTTTTGGTCCTCTAGCTTGAAACCCTGTATCTTCCCCGCCGATTATCCATGTACCATCTGAATCGATTCTAGGTGTTACTCTAGGCTTGACTAAGTTTGCAACTTCGTCAGCCGATGCCTTTTCTACTTTAGGCACGATGCGATCGATTAGTTCATCTACCCCAACCATACTGATAATGTTCAAGTCGCTTCCTTTCGAAGATGGTGTGATCCGCCAAAAGTAACGATGTTCAGACGGAAAGATGTATTTATTATTAACGATAAACTCCATGTAATATTCGTTAGGCAACAAATCGATTGAAATTGATAAGCTTACCAATCCATCCGATCCGACTGTTGTATTAGCAATTGTCAATTTCTCTTTAAAGTTAGTAGTCATTAAAACAACTTCAACTGGCTTACCCACAATATTTAATTCGTCACTGTCATAGTCGACTAACTTAAATTTTAATAAAGTCTTGTCGCCTTGTTTAAGGACTGTTCCCGAGTTAAGGTCTTGGACGGATAGAATTCCGTGTCCATGCATATTATCCCTCCGTTTCTTCTTCTAGTTGCTTTTTCATTTCTGAAATTTCAATATCTTTTTCCTTAATTTGTTTGATTAACTGATTAATAATACTGTTTTTTGTTTCAAGTGTTTTGGCTAGAAATAGTGCCATTTCTTCAGTAGATGTCATAATTTCCTCCTTTAAGCTTCTAAATATCGCCATTCAGTAGACTTGCCTTGAGAGTCAAAATCAGTTGAAATAGCAACTTTTCCGCTAGCTGAATTAATTAATCCTTGTAAATTTAAAACTGTTTGTAACAAACTGTTCACATCATATCCGTTAATTTTTACGCTTCTACCATACATACTGATGTCTCCAGTATCTGCAGCTATTTCAATTGAGTTATTAATTGCAGTAGTGCTATTGTTATTTCTATAACCTAAAACTAAATCATTCCCACTATCTGCAACAACACCAACTCCACCTTCATATGTCTGAAACCACCCGGCACGTTTTCCTCTTCGTAAAACTTGCATTCCAAAGTTGTGAAATATTGTTGTTGAGTATCCATTGTTATCTACAATTGAAATATTATCTCCTGTTATTTTTAGTTTTGAGTAAACCCCATTAAATACGTTTTCTACCCAAGTAGCTGAATAACCAGTCATTCTGTTCACATCTAGTTGATCTACAATTGCATTAGCAAAAACAGCACTGTTCGCCCGAATGCTTTCAGTGGTTAAATTTTTAGTAAAAATATTATTAGCGAATGCGTCGTCCATTAGCGTTGTTCCGTCTAACCTTATTAAGTCACCTTTTATAGAAACTCCGCCATCAGTAGCGTTTAATGCTGTTATTATTTGGTCACCTGAATCTCTTAGAATGGTTGACCATGAATCAGCCATTTGAGTTGTAACTGATGAACCTATCTGATTAGCAATCTCGGTTTTAAAAAGATTACTTGCCAATATCTGATTCGCTAACCCATCTGGGTTGCTTATTAAATGTTGCATACCATTAACTGTATGGGATAAATGATTTAAGTTAGTAACATTACCATTGGTTACCGTTGAAATAGTTTGATTAATCGAATCAACGGTCGCTTGAATGACTGCATTTTTAAATTCATCGCCCCCAGTCATTTGACTAAAGTCAATCTCAATGCCGTCAATTAAATTATTTACTTCTGTCCTTACTTCACCGTCCAATCTTTTCGCTTCATTTATAGCTTCGTTATACTTTTGCAAAGCTATTTCTTCGGCTTTCTGATTAGCTTTTCCAAGCGTTTCAAAACCAGCATCTGCAATAACTTGATTAGCCCGTTGTTCTGCGTCTTGTATCTCTTGCAATAGTTCTTTCGTTTTCGATTCAATCAATTGAAACTGAGATTTAAAACGCTCTTTATTGATTGTCTTTTCTACCCAATCTAATTTACCGTCAACTATTTCATACTGCCAAACAGTTCCATTCGATTTAAACCATAAATCACCTTCATCAGGATTTTGTGGTTCATCATCTGAATAGTAATTAGTGTTCTTTCCGTTTGCAGACTTTAAAGCGGTGATTGCGGTCTTGTTAATTTCATCAAATTTAAAGGCTAAATTGTTACCCGTATTAATTTGATTTCTAATTAAACCGTTTTGGTATGCTCCAAGCGTGACTTGCTTATATCTCTTATTCAATAGATCATATTCAACTGACACAACTCTTGCTTTGATATATATATCAAACTCTTCTTCGTAAACTTCTAAGGTGTCACCTAAGTTCACAGATTCTAAAGATCGATAATCCTTATACTCTTCTGTCTTATTTAAAGTGACAAAGTTCACCTTGTAAGTCGCTTTAGGTTTGTCTATACCGCTATCAAAAGCTTTTTTGCAAGCTTGACGCATTTCTGAATAGACTCGTTGCTTTTCTAGATCAGAAAGCTTTTCAAAATCACCCTCGAACTCACTCTTAACCTCTATCACTTTTATAGTTGGATGTGGGTAGTTATTAATCAAAGGGCTATCTACGTATTTTCCAGGTAATAAAATTCCGTTAGGTCCTTTTGGTAATATCCTAGTCGCTACGCTGTCAATATCGATTTCTCTTTCAAAACCTGTGAGATTTTTGCTCGACCTGATGGAATCTTTTAAATCCTTTCCAATCCGTTTTTTCATAGATAGAGTGAACCTTAAGCGCTGTAATTCTCCGCCCATTCGATTGATAAATGTATTTTCATCCGTTCCGATAATTGCTTCCATTGGGTTTTTTTGAACAATTCGAATATTTGCTTGTTTATTAATATCACTAAAAAGTTTAAATCGATGTGGGAATTGAGTATTCATCGATATATGATCCATTGCTGTTTGACCCGTTAAACCAACGATATTTATTTCTTCAATAAAGTTATCAATTAAATCGTATGTGATATGTTCCGCATATATCTCGTAATTAGTGAGTGTAATTTTTATTTTACGAACACGGTAATAATCTTCTTCATCATTCATGTCGATTATTTTTAAGATATCCAATTCATTAGGAAGCTTTTTTTTATCAACACCTTCTGATCGATGTGGAATCACAACTTTTACATACTGTTCCCCATTCAATGCGGAAAAGTAAGTAGCCTCTTTCGCCCAATTATCTAATATAGGACGTCCGACGCCTGCCAGTTCGTCATTAGTAATGGCTGATTTATTAAATACAGAAATCATAAGTATCGCTCCTTAAACTCCACTTCAATTGAAGAAACATTACCTTTGGTTGAAATTGTGTTCCAACCCATAGGCAACTCTGGAAAGTGTTTTGTATGTATTTTTTCAGTAGATGTATTAGGCGTTAAGGGATTGTAGTAATCTAGCTTTTCGCAATCAATTATGATTTGATCCCGCATACCTTCAATCGTCATCGAGATATCATTTACAGTTAAAACTATATTCCCAGTTCCCTTTATGTGTATGATTGGTAAAGCTTTATAAGTTCCGCGATTATCCACTTTAATGGAGTTAGTTCCCTTACTAATGTTTCGGTGTTTATAATACTCGAAAGGGTCTAAAATCATATCGATATTAAATTCACCCTTTTGATAGAATTCATTTTCGATATTGCCTATTTTCGCAGACTTAACACGGTGATAAAATTCCGGATCATCACCAAAGATCATATTAAAAGAGCGTTTATTTAAAAACGCCCCTTTAAACTCTCTTAATTTAGGTTTTAAATTTTCTTCTAGAATGTTTACTTTTAGAGTGATTGGTCTATTCTTTAGTGAACCAAATTCAGTTAATCCTCCGTCTAACAAATCAATATTATCATGGTGAACAACTTCTCTTTCAGCAGTTGGTATAAGCGGTCTCTCTACAAGACATAGATTATGGTGACTTAAAACAATTTCATCAAAATATACATCTAGCATTTTAAACCAACCCCAATCCTCTATTAATTCGTACTTCTTTTTTGCCTAACTCTACATCGATGATGTCGACCATTTTATAAACATCGTAATCGCTAGAAACATCTGCATATACATTAACAGTGTTTCCTTCATATTCTTGATTAGTAATATTCGTTGCTTTAACAATACCCGCACCAATTTCACCTAATATTTTAGAAGTTAATGGAAGGATCGCTTCTGGGCCTGCTTCCCCACCTACGTGGAAGTTATTTCCATCAAATCCGAATGGGGATGCTCCAGTCATCAAACCACCATCTTTATACCAACTGATACCAAATGATGGAATTCTTGGCGGATTTAAACTAAATCTTCCACTAACTGAGAAGTGAGGTAATTTCAATCGAGGCAACGACCAACTAAAATTAAAGAAGCTCTTGATACGATTGATACCATTTCTAACCGCATCTCTAGCTCCGTTGATTTTATCGGTGATTGTATCTTTTATTATTGAAAATATAGAAGCCACTTTATCTTTAGCTGAAATAAAACCATTAATCATAAAGTCTTTAGATGCCTCAACTCCCTGTGATACTCCTGATTTAATACGTTCCCACGCTTGAGATACCGTTTGTTTTACGGTCTCCCATGCGCCACGCCAATCGCCATTAATCAATTGCATTGTCGCTTTTACAATGCCTAGAATAAAATCTAGCGCTCCCTGGATAATGCCTTGAATAATTGGCCATATAGTTTGAGTGACTCCTTGAATTAAGCCCCAAACTAAGGCAACTTTATTAAAAACTTGATCCATTATTAAGAAGATAAACGTTTTTATCCAGCCCCATACTGTATTAATCGTTTGTTTTATTAGTTCGTTGTTTTCATTCCACCAACTCGTCAATGTACCCCAAATGCTCATTACGAAATCACTAATTGATTGAATGATAGGTTCCATGAACTCTTTGATTGCATTCCATGTGTTTATAACGTTTTCTCTAAATTGATCATTAGTTTCCCATAGGTGTTTTAAAACAAGTCCAAGGCCTACTATGACGCCGATAACTAGTGCGATAGGTGCAATAATAGTTGTAATAACTGAACCAAACACAGAGAAAGCTGCAATCAAAACGGCTATGATAGGCGCTAACATCCCTAACACCGTTACTATTATTCCGATAATTACAATGAATTCTTTAGTGGGTTCAGATAACTCGGAAAACCAATCCGCGACTTTTTGCAACAATCCCGCTAATGATTTTAAGATTGGTGCCAGTACCTTGCCAATTTCTTCTCCGATATCACTCATCACCAATTTAAGAGCGTTTTGTGCCATTTCAAATTCTTTAATTGGATCAAGAGTATCTTCATAAGTATCTGTTACTTTCCCCGCTGCTTCTTCTGATGCTTTAGATAATTCTTCCATGCTAAAGGTTCCACGTTTTATAGCATCAACCATACGTACAGCACCTTTTGTACCAAATACTTCTTGAGCAATGTTTAGCGCTTCAGTTTCATCGCTAGTATTCATAATTGCATCTATTGTACCTTTTAGACCTTCTTGTAAAGTCTTTCCATCTTTCGCATAAATAACAGATGCTTTACTTAAACTACTTAATGCTTGACTGGAATCTACTCCGGCTTGTTCGAATTGACCCATCAGAGCCACACCTTCGCCAAATTCAAGACCCAAGGCCTTAATTTGTGGTGCACCTTCAATTGTTTTTTGCATGAGATCATCAACTGATTGACCAGTTCCTTGTGCCACCATTGTAGTGGAATCTAATACGTCGCCTAACCAGTCAGCAGATAACCCGTAAGCTTCTAGTGCTTGTTTGGCCATAATGGATGTATCAGTAACATGTGATCCATTGATTTCTGAATAACGAATAATATCTTTGGAAGTTTCCTTCAAAGCGTCTCCAGTTAAACCAAATTGCGTGTTTACTTCTCCCACTGCGTTACCAATCGTTTCAAAGTCAGCGGGTATTTCAGTAGCAATCTGTTTTGCTTGTTGTTTCATTTCCTCTAAAGGCTTGCCTGTTGCGCCTGTCTTAGTAGTGATGATATCCATTCCAGCATCTACTTCTCTAAACGCTTCTAAAGCCTGCTGACCCATTTCAATAAGCTTCTCACTAATGTTCTGCAATTGATCGCCAAACTCCATCAGTAAATCAGCTTTCATTGTTGTATTCAGCTTATCCATGCCATCTTGAGCATCACCAGATGCGCTCTTTATATCACGCATTTCGTTCTCAACTTGATTAAATGCTGTCTTGGATTCATTTAATGCCGTTTCAAGTTGCATGACTTCTCTTGAGTTTTCACCATATTCTTTTTTGGCTAATTCAAGTTGTTTTTCTAAATTTTGAACTTGTTTACCAACCAGTTCAGATTGCTGGGCTAAGCCTTTTTCAGCCATCTCTAATTTTTCTGCATCGGTCGCTGTTTCAGACATAGACGATTGTTGAAGCTTTAATTCACTGTTTAACTTCTTGCTCTCATCAGCTAATTGAACTTGTTCGTTTTGCAAGTCTGCAATTGCTTGTTTGTTATGTTCGCTTTCTTGTGCTGATTCACTCATAGCACTTTTGGACTTATCAAGCGCTTGCGTGGTTTCGGTAATAGAATTCTTTAACCGTTCCTCGTTACGTTGAGCGTCTAATAACTTATTGCCCCAAGACTGTGCTTCTTTTGAATTCTCGCCCATAATCTGTTTTGCCTGTTCGAATGCTTGAGCGGTTAGTTCGGTTTTTTGTTTAGCTAAATCATATTCTTGCGATAACTTACATAAACTTGCTTCAAGTTTATCTGTCTCAGAACCAGTTAATCGCATTTCTTCTTTTTGAAGTCTGAACTCTTTATTCAATGTGGTTAGACCTGAATTGATGTCTTTGATACCGCTATTAAATTCCGAGTTCAGGACTTTATAGCGAACTTTTACTTCTTTTTCAGCCATTTATTGCCTCCTTTCATAATTATTCACTATGTTTATATGCTTCTAAAATTACTTTGTTGTATGCCAATTCTTCCAATTCAACAAAAGGGATAGTTAAAACGGTTTCCAAATTTATATCAAATAAAAAAGCGTAATAACTGATCAATTCTATGATGGTTATTACGCTATAATCGATGCGGGGAGTTCTTTTGTTGGAACCGTCCTTTACTTTTTTGTTGCTTTAGTTATTGCATCTTTAAACTGTGATTTTTGTCCTGCTTTTCCGCCCATAATCATATTTACGAAGATCATAGCTAACACATCCATATCAAGTGGGCATTCATCTTCAAATTCTTTGAATGACATTTTGCCACCAGCATTTTTGTAAGACATAAATGCCACACCTAATAAATCTTCAATTTTTAAATTCTGAGCAGCAACATTATTTGTTAGCATCTTGTTGATAAAATCTTTCGGAATAATTTCATCCTCTTGATATTTCTTAACCATTCCTAAAGATACTTTCGTTTTAACTGGAACGATCTCACCGTTGCTTAACTCAATTTCTTTAATTTCTCTTATATTCATGACGCCATTCCTCCTTGACATTAAACTGATTGTGCTTTGACTAAATCTTCGCTAAATTGTGCGTTCCAAGCATTAACAATTGCTTGATCAGATGTACTTTCCACGATCATTTCATAGTAGCAATAACCGTTTTTATCCATTAAAGCAGAGAAATCGATTTCTACTTCCGCAATTTCATCCTCACCATTTGTAAAGACACGTTTTAGTCCACCGGTCCAGGACATATTAGGCAATGCAATTAATTTACGATTTTCTCGTGCAATATCATAAACATCCCATGTTGCTGACCCTGATCCACCGTAAGAATTGCGTCCGTATCCTTTAACTCCTTCTTTTAATCCGTCTCCAGATAAACCGAATACAACTTCTGCCATGGCTAGAGTTAAATGTCCGGTAAATGTTCCTGTTAGCTTTTCGATAATAGTTACTTCTTTAACAACTTTACCTTCGCATCGTTTAATGATTGGTCTTGTTTCTGGTTCGATTGAAACTGATCCAGTACAACCGATAGGCATAGCCGCTAGTAAAAGACCTTCTGAAGCTTTACGAAACATTCCGTTTGTGATTTCAAAATGGTCAAATTGTTCTGTTCCTAACATATTTAATATTCCTCCTGTTTTATAATTCTGCAGCTTTAAGCAGCACATCTGTTAATTGTATTGTTATTGATCCTTCTACTTGTTTCAAACCTAATTGGAAGAAAATTTGTTCTTTTAAGTTTTTTGATCCAACCCCGTCATTCGGGAAAACTAAGTAATTAAATTTTTTCTTAGGCATTATTTCAAAGCCTAAATTTTCCATCTTCTGTTTTAAAGAAGAACTATCTTTTGCGTGACGCTTACTAACTCGACTAACTGGCATTAAACCAATAATCGCTCGCATAGCTTCTGGAGCGCCTTTAGACTCTAGAAAATTATTGGTCACTTTTTCAGCTTTATTTGGTACTTTTTGAAATGCTTCTAATAGCTCTTCGTTATCTTCAAATTCAATACTGAATTTAACCATTACCGACACAACCTAAAAATTTGAGTGAAATTCAATGTGATGACTAATGCTGTTTGATCCGTCTCCTTGAACTTTGCTTCTTCACGTGATGAGTCTACAAAGGTAAGGCCATATCTAATTAATTCGTCAATAAGTGTTATTTCATCAATATCATCATGCGTTTTAGAAATGTACAAGACTGTAAAATTCATCCTATATTGGTTGGCTCCTTCAGCACGGAAGATGTTCCCCTTATCGTTATAAATGAAGAAAGAATCAAAGTTATTGATTTCGTCTTTATTCAAATCAATCGCAAAGACAGGATGTTCTCTATCTTCCATAGCTTTTATAATGCGGTCTAATTTAATTTGACTCGATACGGTCATTTGCATCTAATTCACCCACTTTCTTTAAAAATAGATAAATATATTTTCGATCTCTGTCGGGGTCCATTGTTAGAATTTCGTACATAGTTTGCTCGATTTCTACCTTATGCGAAGTGTGAATATCTTTTGTGAAATAAACTTTTACTTTCATTAATACTTCTGATATATGACCAACATGATATTCATCAAACCGTTGATTGATAGAAACGTAATTAAAAAAGAGGTTACCCGTTCGGATAAACCTCTCTCCAGTTACTTTTCGATGAGCGTCACGTTCTGTTTTGATCTCTCCAAAGAATAGCCTACCGTCTTTAAGCAATTCTTCCATTTTATTTACCACTTCGATTCACTCCATTCTCTATTTGAAGCTTTAAGAGATCGTGACGATAATCATATTCAAATGTGCTTGGCAAAGCGCTAATTGCATACCTTACATGAGCTTTTAACAGTTTCATAGCTAATGAACCGTACTTATACTCAGACAGCCCACAGATTGAATTTATGACAGTTTTAGTTTCTTCTATCAATTCTAGGATTTCATCATCCATATAAGAAAAGGTAATCTTTAAGTGTCGCTTTACAATGGGTAAGATTTCTTCATTCGACATAATTAAAAGACCCCCTTATACAAGAAGGTCTATTAATTCAGCTTTAGTCATTTTCACATCATGTGAAATATCTTTATCCTCAAGTAAAGCAATCAGATCCTTTTTTGCCTTGGATTCTAACTCCTTTTTACTTAACGTTTTGATAAAACCTAATTTAATCAGTTTTTCAATGCGTTCTTCTGTCGGCTTTAATCCATTTCGAGGGTATTGATCACTTTTATTATTTAAGTATTCATTATCCTCTGCGTCGTGAAAATTTTTGATTACTTTATACATATAATTCACTCCTATACTGAAGGGGCTGCTTCTATTTTCTGCGGGCTAATTGAGTCTTGCTTTACAATTTCAGCTTTTGGATCTGCTGCAACTGGGGTAATGCCTTGAATACCTGCTAAGTTTAGCACCACAAAAGCATTAGCATTTTTAGCGACACCATTTGTAAACATCTTTCCGATATAAAGGTCCATATCTTCAATAGCAAGTGTTTCTTCGTACTTACGAATATCTAACTGTCCTGCAACTGCTAATAAATAGTTTTTAGGTACACCATATACTGCTTTATCAACTGGCACGGCATAAGAAGGAATAATTGTTTCACCATAAGGCAATCCAACTTGTTTCCATGAACCGTCAATCTCGTTCTTAAAGAATAGAGCAGGATCAATTTTTGTTGCAATTGTTTCCGGGTTTGCGATTAAAGCGACTTGTCCATTTAAAGTTTTCTCTTTAGCTAATAAAGCTCGCGCTCCGCCTAATGAATTAGGTGTGAATTCAGTAATGGATACCGGTGTTTTCTCTGGATAGACTCCATCTATTGATCCAGATAACTTACGCATCATACCGATTGGTTTTAATTTACCGTCACCGTTTATTACTCCAGCTTCTAATGTAGCAGTCATAACTTCACGTAAGCTTGTAGTCACGAAGTTAGCTAACCAAGATGGACCTAATTGGAAGTAACCTTTTGGCAAGGCAATGAAACCATGTAGCTTAACTACCGTCATTTCTAAATTCTTGAATGTGCGTAATAGAATTTGCTTAATATCTGCAGGGATTTCTGACCAGTAGGCGGTTACTTCAGTTGGGTCTGCATAGATATATTTAATAACCGCTTCTGTATATCGCGTATCAATTGCAGATAAAAGCGGATGTTCTTTAGTGATATCGGAGAGGACATTTTCGATAATTGTTGTTGGGAAAGCAGCTTCTAGACCATCTAATTTTTGTTTCTCTACCGCTTCATTAAAGAATTTCATTTCTTTAGAAGTGATTGGCATGCGAACGCCACGTGCTACTAAAATTTGATCGTCCTGAATTGCTGAATATAATTCACTTGTTTTATTCTGTGCCATTTTTTTAGCTTGTTCAGCCATATTATCAAACAAAGCACTAAATGCTTCCTTCGTTTCTTCTTCTTTGCCTTCTGCCATTGCTTCATAAGCATTTTTCTTTAATGCTTCAAAATCGATTGTTTTTTCTTCAAAATTTTTCATTAATTAATTCCTCCTAAAAAGTTTTTAAGTAAATTTTTTTGTGGTTTTGGTTCTTCTTGTTTCTTTTCTTTCAACTGATCCTCTAACTTCTCTTGCACTTTTGCAGCTACTTCAGCAATTATTTCGTTAGACACCAAAGTAATGCCATCTAATCCGATTAATCCACCATTTGCTTTTGTACCTTTTTCATCTTCAGTATCTACAACTTTTTCTGGTTCTGGTTCAATTTCATCTTCAATGTCTACGTTGCCAACTTCATCAGCAAATCCATTTTCAACAGCTTCTTGAGCGGTCAACCAAGTTTCAGCAGTTAAAAAATCACTGATTGTCTTTTCATCAAGACCTGTTTTAGTCTGATAAATAGAAATCAATGATTTGTCGATAGTTTCTAAAGCATTAAGTGTTTTTTGAATATCTTGCTTATTGCCCCATGCCATCGTGGAAGCTTCATGCACCATCATGCTTGACCCTTGATCCATAATGACCTTATCAGCACCCATAGCGATAATTGATGCAGCACTTGCAGCCAATGCAGTAACTTCAATGGTAACGTGATTATCCAAAGACTTTAATAAGTTACATATTGAAATACCTTCAAAAACATCTCCACCCGGGGAATTCAACCGAATGTTAATATCGCCATCAACTCCAGATAACGCATTTTCGATTAATTTCTCATTTATAGTGTCTGTTTCATCTTCCCACGGATATGGTTTGCCGACCACTCCAGATAGTGTTAAAACAGTCTTATTATTGACTACTTCATTTTTAAATTGGAAAGGTATGTTTTTTAACTTCTTATTCATTCGCGTCCTCCTTTCTTAGTTGATGGAAAAGTTTAATGTCATATTCAGGACAAAATAAAAAGACCGTCATTTGACCGTCTGAAAAATTTATATTTGGTTAAGCTCTTTGCTAGTCAAGATACACTTGGATCACTACTCCTTATCTTCACTTTTCTCCAGTTGTTCATAGTTCTTAGTTACTTTTATTTCATCCATCTTAGCTTGTTCAATTCGCTCCCATTCTAATGCCTCACGCATTTCATTAGGTGTCGCGATACTTGCTGCTATTAATTTATCTGCTGCAGCAGCAAACGATACTACATTGTAAGTTTGGATAGTTCCTGTAACTAATTTAATTTTAGAACCTTTTATTAAACCTTCTTTCTTATAAAGTTTGCGGTTTAATTCAGTCTCTATTTCTTTTGCAAGTGGTCGAATAGTAAATGTCACAAAGTTTTCTGTCATAGCTTCCACATCAGCTACATCCCCTTTGAGCAGTCCGCGTGGAATGCCAAAAGCATCTGCAGTAAAATTGATGATTGAATCAAACAAATTATAAATTTCTGCTTGCTGTTTTTCATCCCCTTTTCCTTCGAAAAGCGTTTCGATTTCTAACCCTTCTTCTAAGGGCGTTAAAGTATCGCCACCTTTAAATAAATTCTTAAATCGATGTTGCATCAATTCATCCACTGGATCGACTTCTTCAATTTCTCCATCTTCGTTTTCAACTTCAGTCGGCTGTTGATTAAACATTGATCCAATATTAAGAACTAGCTTTAACGAACGATCTCTTATATATGCTTCTGATGCCACGGATAAGAATCGGCCATACTCGCGGTATAGACCGTCTACAATCGCCTTTACTTCTTTGTTTGGTAATTGGAACCTAAGCACATCAGATTCTCTATAAGACTCGTTTAAAACGATACCGCCGTATAAATGGATATTCTTGTAAATATTTCCAATAAAGCTACCTTCTACAACCTCGTAACTTTCTGCCACCACAAAATCGCCTTCTAAATTTTGAATGACTAAAGCCCCGCGTTCGTCATATACCATCTCATGCACTAACTGATATAAGAAATCGTGCATGTTCATATTCTTATTCGGTTCAAAGTTAAACTTCCACCAGTAATGATCTTCAATCTTCTCGTACTCTTTGTAGGTTTCAAATTTACAAAGACTTAATGCACTAGCTAATTTATTGACACACAATTGAATAGCATACCTATGGAAGTGAACGCTATTCGAAGTTGTTTGAATAAGTGTTTCTAGTTGTTTCCTTGATAAGCTGGTTCTAACTTGTGGATTACTATGCGATCCACTCCACCCAAAAATGTCAAATATTCCCATGTTTCACCACCTTTCTAATATGTATAGGTTTTGAGACTTTTTCTAATTTTCACAACTAGAACATTAAGCTTATCTCTATGCTGCAAAGCGTGAAGTAAAGCCATAAATCCATCTGTTTTTCTTAACTTCGGTTCGATCTTTTCATAAGTCATATTCCCTTTACCATCTCGATGTTTATAAGTGTTCCATGTATACCAATTCATCATAAAATCTTTGCCCCACTTGATACGATTAAAAGCGAATATCTCATTGACGAACGGCTCTAATTCTGTGTGGGTTCTTGATCCGCTTCGAGATAATGTTAGTTTATTAAATCCATTCTTTTCGAATTCGTCAGACAAATAACTGATACGATACATATCAGTGCAAATATCTTTGATGCGATACTTCTTAGATTGTTTAATAAACCAACCTGCTACATGGCTAGGCGATATAATATCATCATTTATGATTGTTATTCTTCCTTCTTTCACACCCACATCAATTGGCACCTTATAATTACGTCCTTGTAGAGATCGATGGCAGATAAATGTGTGTGACTTCCAATAATAGATGTCATCAACTTTAAACAGCAAGCCCACAACAACAAAGTCCGTTGTATCTGCATAATCAATACCTCCAATACAATTCATTCCATCTAAATTAATAACTTCATCGTTAGCTTCTAAGAGATTCTCCCACGTGGTTACCGACTCGTGACTATCATTCATAGGAATGTTCATTCTTGTAGTCATAAATTCAATTTTAGATGAACCACGGTCTTCAAGTTTTTCGTATTCATCAACCATCTCTTGCCTAAGAGTAGGGAAGTATCTAAGCGATGGATTGGCTTTCTCCCATTTAGTTTTGTCGTGAACTTCCTCCGCATCATCTAATTTGCAAATAAATGGAAATGTCTTTCGATTTGGCCGATCTCCGTTTAAAATTAAAACCGATTCATCTTTCAACATATCTAGGAAACCGCCACGATTGTATCCATCAGTCGTAAAATAAAAACGCCTAGGGTTATCTTTCTTCCCTAGACCTGATATGAACACTTTGACTGATTTTTCATCATCGTATGAGTGTATTTCATCAAAGATGACAGCCCCTTGTCGTCCACCATATTTTGTTTTGTGATTATTAGTCCGATACATAACGCGGCTTCTTGTTTTTTTAAAAATGTATTGTTCTTTGGTGAAATAGAAGTGCTTCCTGAATTTTTTTTCTTGATTATTTTGCTTATCATCGTCGAGTATTTCCCAAAATTCATTAAAAGATTCTTTTGCTTGGTCTTCGGAAGTGGCGACAATATCAATATGATATTTCTTCACTGGTTCAGTAGTTGCTAAAGCCATTTCTAGCCTTGACATAAAACCTGTCTTACCGCCACCCCTCCCCATCATGACTAAGAATTCATTAAACATAATCATATCGTTTTGATCATACACGCCAAACACGAATGCTGTTACAAACTCTTGCCACGGCATCAATTCGCCTTCAAAATACTGGTTCATTCTACGAATAGCTTTATCAATCAAATCACTTTTTATAACTGCATCCTTTAATTTTTCTCGAAGGTATTTCATTAACAGCTTTTGTTCTTTACACGATTCGATTTCACCGGACTCGACCATGTTCATGTATTTATCTATTGCAGGATGATAACTAGAATTCATCTCCATCTTCATCACCGCCTAGCATTCGCAATGTTTCTGACGTGATGCCAAGTTGTTTTAGGATGTTCATCATTTGACTGTTCACCTTATTGTATTCTCCAACAGATTCGTTCTTTTTAACTCCTTTAGAAGTTTCAGAGTTCTGCCATTCAACCGCAACACCGCGTTCCTTAATGTCATTCCAAAGCATTTCTTTAATTTCATAAAGCCTACAATAGTCGTCCACAAGATTATAGAAATGCTCACCGTAAATACCCGCATCTTCAAGAAATAGAGTTAAATCTTCTCGGATTTTATTAACTGTTTTCTTTTTCGCCATTTAATACCCCCTCTCACGCGCGCGCGAATATTTTTCCGGAGTCTTCCCCCCTCCCCGTTGTCTGGTTCCCCGAATTGATTTCATTTGAAATCGACCCGGGGGTCTACCATCTCTCCTCGTTTGTGAATCTCTTTTTATTTAACAATAATTTCTCTGGATGTTCTTTGTTGTGACATATATTGCATAAGCTCAGTAAGTTCTCTAAAGATAATGCAAGCATCGGATTGTCTCTCACATGGACTACGTGGTGGACCATCTCTGCCGGCGTATGCTTGCCTTCTGCCTTGCACACTTGACACTCATTGTTGTCTATCTTCATTCGCATAGCTCTAACCTTGCGCCACTGTGTGGAGTGATAGAACCTTATGAGATTGTCCTCTGCAATCCATCTGTTTAGTTTAGCTAGGAACTGTTTGTTCATGTGCATTTATCCTTTGGTCTTATGCATAATAAAAAGACACCTGATGGGGTGTCTTTGGTATGGTTAGAATCCAGTGAATCTTCCATTATTTGGAACAATTTTTGCATTTGTCACTTCAGAAAAATTTATTAGAATTTGTTGTCCGCTTTCATCTTCGCAAATCTCAACAACTTTTCTGTCAATTTTTCGCTTTACTTGAATAAGAACATCTTTATCATTCATCTCATTTTCAATATTAAGTCTTATATTTAAGAAATGGTTATGTTCATATTCTAATCTTATTAATTGACTCATCAGCATATTATCACCTCCTCATTATTTAATAAATAAAATATATCAAAAACCACCCTCGTCGTATAGGGTGGTTAAGAAAGGAGGTGATCTGGTTGTTCGAATATGCGGACTAATCACAATCCGCTATGCAATCGGCAAGGTATCGAACCTTGCTAATATCCAATCGATTGCTAAGCCATTTATCTTTAAATATTTTATAACTCAACACATAGACTTTTATTTTATATACTGACCATAATAGCCACCAGTCTGTTAGTTTTCCAATCGCTCATAGGCGAACTGCATCAACTGGAATTAAAATAGAAAAGGAATGAAGTGTGGTCTTTCTTTCAACTTTCCACAATACAAATATAACACGTATTTACCCATCTAAAGTGCAACGATAGTGCAATCATTTAATGAATCCCAGTTCATCAGCAAGCCTACTGAAAAAGTTATTCCTTAAATTAATACATTGTCTTCTGCTGAAGTTGACGTCCTGCGCTATCCCTTCCCACGTTTTCACTCGCGGTTTAGTGAAGTAGTACATTTTAATAATCTCTTTAACACCCCTTCCAGAATGATCTAAGCATTTTTCAATCGCCTGTTTTTGAAATTTAATACGGTTAAGTTGTTTATCCTTTACAAGAGACAGAGCTTTACTTTCAGTTGTGTTGCTAATTTTTGGCGACCTACTACCTCCAATATTTTCATCTTGAAATTCATTGTAAGGATAAAGTATCTCATTTTTTCTTTCTCTTAAAAGTCTTTCATAATCTGGATACTCACTCAGCGTACATTCGATTTGTACAAAAGTTGATTTTCTCACTCAATCACCCCTAAATCAGATTCATTCTCGATGTTACTTCTTCGACCGCCAGCACTTCGTCATACTTCAAATTTGCTTCTCGCATAGATTCTTCATTATTTTTTGCGTCAAAGTAGTCATAAGTTTTGCTTTCTTTCACTCAAGCTCGTCCTTTCGATATATTGCAGTCATTGTCGCTATTACTAAAATTATTAGGATGATTAGGTGCATTCAGTTATCCTCCCTTTTTCCTCATTCAAAGTAACTTTTCTATCTTTCATTATTTATATTCTAAAATGGAAGATCATCTTCATTAATTTCAGTCTTTTCCATGCTCATATGAGTGAAATCTTGTATCTGTGAGCTGTGTTGTTGCTGTGTTGGTTGATTATATTGTTCATTAGTTGAAAAGCTTCCTTGTGTCTTGGTTTGTTGATTTGGAGTATATTGTTGTTGGTTATTGCTTTTGTTGTTATTTGCTACTGGTCGTTGCTCTGTGACTTCTTTAGATTCTAACAAGTGGAAATTCCTCACATTAATTTCAGTGACATAAACTTTATTTCCTTGATCATCATCATAGTTTCTTGTTTGAATGGATCCTTCTATACCTATTTGGGATCCTTTACGTGTGAAGTTAGCTAGGTTCTCAGCTGCTTTTCTCCAAATGACACATCTTATAAAATCAGCTTCTCTTTCACCATCTGCATTAGTGAAACTTCTATTTACCGCTAGAGTAAAGCTTCCAACTGGTGTGCCTGATTGAGTATGTTTGAGGTCTAATTCTTTAGTTAGACGCCCTATTAATTGGACTGTGTTAATAATAATCCCTCCTAAAAATATTCATGAATGAATTTACCAGTTTTGTAATCGTATTTTGCCAATGTTAAGGGCACTTGATACTTATTGATAAATAGCTTGGCTTTAAGTTTGAACTCTTTAGTCTGCATTCCCTTTACATCTACCACTTCGCTCTTACCATTGGTGTATGCAATTAAGAAATCAGGAACATATTTAATAGCTCTTACTGTCTTTCCTGTACTAGGATGTTCAAATTTGTCTTGAAGTATATATTCCACTTGTTGACTGAAGTTCTTAACGACTCCAGCCTTCTTTAAAAATTTCAAGTGGTTGTAATACATAGCCTCTGCTTTACTATCAAAAGTAATTCCATCAATAACTACTTTCTTTGCTCTGTATTTATGCTTCTTCTTTGGATAGAATGTCAATTAATATTGCCTCCTATTCTTTCTTAAGTAAGTTATTTAACTTCTTCTTTATCTCTTGTTGTTTTTCTTCACTAACAACTTCTGATTTCACTTCTTGTTTATTCGTCATAAAAGATGGAACTGGTTCAATTTTCTTTTGCTGATTATAGTTCTGTTTAGCTTTTTTGTTTTCATGCTCTACTCTTAGAGCTTTAACATCTTCCACTGTCTTAACATTCCGATTAAGCCAGTTCTTTAATACTCCATTGATGTACTTCATGTTTTTAATATTCATTTCGACTGCTACTTTAATAGCTTCCATAACTACATCAGGACTTATAATCTCTGACCAGTCTCGTAAGGAATCAACAACAAAAGAACTTGCTTGACCGATGTTTTCTTGATAGAAATTAACGACAATTTGAAGATTGTTATTATTTATATCTATATTCTTATTCTTATCTTCTCTTATCTTATTCTTATCTTCTTCTGGTCTGTGAGGCACCGTTAGCCTCACGTGAGTATTATTGATTAGCTTGCTATATACTTCTTTCAACGCCTCAGATGATTTTGGAAATTCATCAGAGAAAGGATCATACCCAAGTTCCTTAATTTTTTTTCGATAATATCTGACTCTCTGTCTTTCTGCATCTCCAGCTTTAACTCTTTCCATACCTTCAATATTTTGATGTTTCTCCCAATTCACAATGTCTATCATTCCGTCATCATTAATTTCAATCATAGAAAACTGCTCTAAGGTTTTGAGAGCGGCCCTCATGATATTAATTGGATGACCTAAAATAGTTGCTAACATTTCATCAGAATATGCTAGATTTTGTCCCATATAGATCATCCCACCGTCATTTATCTTGCCAGCAAGGCAAAGCATTTGAATCCATATCATGCTGATAGAGTCACCTTCTGGCATAGTGCGAATGAGTTTTATCTTTTCGTCATCAAACATATTGACGGATAACTTAATCCACTTTATATCTGCCATTTAATCACTCCCCGATATATAAACTGGTACTCCTGTCACTTCCATTATTTTTTCCTTGAACAAATTAGCATCAGAATTTGAATCAGATAAATGTAATAAATAAACTTCTTCAAGTTGACTAAAATCATTAGCTTTTAAAAATTGAATAACGTTATTTAATTCAAAATGACTAGTAAGTAATCTTGTATATCTTTTTCTATCAATCAGACCAAGCTCAAAATTATGCTGTAAACCAGGCAAGTGATAGTTACACTCGATCATTAAGTGAGTCACATTATTAAACTTATATCGTACATAATAAGTATCAGTAGCGAATAAGATACGTTTATTTCCTGGTGTATCAATTAAAAAGCCAATTGGCTCTAATGCATCATGTTCTATATCAAAAGGTAATATGCGCCACTTATTGATATTGAAAGCTTGCTTACTTTTTACTTGCATAAAGCGGAAACTATCGGGCTTATCTTGTATTCCTTCATAAGTTCCTTTTGTGCAATAAAGATTACTAGCGCATCTTTTAATAATTTGTTTTGTATATTTAGCGTGATCACTGTGTTCGTGCGAGATAAGTAATCCATCAATTTCAGAAATATCATGCTTAATATTTTTAAGATTAATTCCAGCTTCTAGCATAAGCAACTGCCCCTTATCTTCGATAAAGTAACAATTGCCAGCACTACTTGATCCGTAACTAGTAATTTTCATAACTAGAACTCTGGCTCGAGAATATTGATTTGTTCACTATGTTCTGATTGAACTTCGCTAACATCTGAAGCATCTATGATATTTTCACGAGGTTCTTGAACCTTCTTAGGTTCAATTGGATCAAACTCAAGAACATCTTTATTCGCTTTTTCTTGGATCTCATTAGTCACATCTTTAATAGATGGTGTGTCACTGTCATATTCATTTTCTGTAGTTCGATTGATAGTCTCTACTAACAAGTCACTGTCATCAGAAGTATTAACAAAGACTTTAGCAGCTCGATTAATAACTGTCCGTTTTGCCATTTCTTGTGGGAATTTCTTATGAACATTTTGCGATGTTTTAGATTGACTCCATGAAGTTTGAATCTCTTTCATGGTCATTACTGTCAATAATTCTTCCTCTTCGCTTGTCCTAATAACCGCATAAGCTCCTACTATAGGATTGTTACGATTAATTAATTCTGTCTTATGAGCTAAAAAGCGTTCTCGACCATCTTTAATTTCATAGTCAAAGTCATCACCTTCATAAATAACATTTGCCCATATATCTTTGACTTCACTTAATCGCTTAAGAACTGCTTGAGTGCCAAAATATGACCTTTGCAATTGTAATTTATCACCATAAACCACAAGGTAACATTGCGTCTTGGCTGGACTTAGCCCTTGTGTCACCATGTCTAATAACGTATTAGCAATTGATTCTTTTGTACAAAATTCTAAAGCAGGCTTACGATTTTTATCATAGGTTTCTTGAAGTTTAAAAAAGGCACTCTTCAAAGCATTTGAGAAGTTATAGTTCTTTGGTAGTGCTAACCCCTCACTTTGCATTTCATTCACTCTGTTATTAATGGAATCTGTGATATCTTTTTGTAAAATTGCTAATTCATTTGCCATATTTTTATTCTCCTATTCTTAATTCTTGATCTTTAGAAACATTCAAAGTAATTAGTTGAGTATCGATGTCAATCAATTCATTGATTCCTTCCGCATTGTCAACAAACACTGGTGGATAAACATCATTGAATTTCATCAGAGTATTTATAATATCTAGACTGGCATTAATCCTTGCAGCGTTATTCAATCCTGTAGAATAATTTTTACCATTAACAGTTGGCTCACACATTTCAATCAAACCACCGTTAATTGCATCACCAAATAACTTAAATTTAATGATTTTAAAATGACTATTGATACTATCTGTCAACATATCGACCTTAGTTTTGATAAAGTCTTCGATTAGATATTCAAGTTGCTCTAACTTGCCATATTCTTTATCTAATTTCTTTTGATCATCAATAAGTTCATTCATGCGTTCTTTTTGTTTCTCGTATAAATCAAATTGATACAGCAAATTATTTTTATTACTTACCATTTCATTTAACTCTTTTAATTTACTGTCAATAGCTACTATTCTTTCTTTGGCTATCTCTTGGCCACCGTTTAATTCGTCTTCTTTATCATGAATCTGTCTTATAATATTTTTGGCTTCTTCTGTTTCATCAAACTTACGTTTATCTGATTTTCTTTCAGATAACTGAAGATTTAATTCTGACAATTCTTTTTGTAATTGAGTAATCTTTTCGGAAGAAACTGTCTCTGATTGACTGTTCTGTAATGACCTAATCTCTTTATTTAACTGATCAATCTTTGCAGCGACAGCTTTACCTTTCTCTTGAATCTCACTTAATTTATTAGCTTTTTTAAGATTAAATTTCTTAACCTTTTTTTCATAATTCTTTTGAAGTTCTAGAATTTGATCTTCTGGAAATACCTGGCCACAAGTCGGACAAATTTCAGAATGTTCTTCAAAGGATGGTATCGTTTCATCTCTACACTCATAAAACTTCTGCATTAAATTCCCTTTGATTTCAGAATTGATAGCCTGATCATTTTTTAAACTTGATATTTTAAGTTCTCTTTCGAATTGGTCTTTTTCTCTTTGTCTTTGAAGATCTTCTAAACTTGTGAGTTTCTCTTTTTTAACTTCTATAGAATCTTTTAAATCAATTAAATCTTCCTCAATTAATTCACTATGTTTAATATCTAAATCTCGATAAAAACCTTTTATTTCTGAAAGTTCTGATTTTATCTGGATATCTGAAAAACCATTCTTTATCATTTGCTTCTCTTCATTAGCTTTTTCGATTTCTTCAATAATCTTAGCTTTTTCTTCTTCAATAACTTTTTTATCTAAAATACTAATGTCTGGTAAGCTTCTTTCTACTTCATCAATCCGACCAGGTAATGCGTTCACTTGCTGGTTGACTTGCTTTTTATTTTGTCTCGTAAGTTTTAGATGATCCTCGATAGAAAGTTTTTCATCTAAATCTAACAAAGGACTTAATTTTGAATTTTCTTTAATAACATCTTCATCACTGATATTTCCTGCTATTTCGATCAACATGATTCTTCTATCTTTCCAAGTCATTACTTCAGGAAAATAATTTAAATTTGTCAGCATCTTGAAATTTTCTTCTTTAATCAATGAATCAATTTGATCTTTGTACTCTTTCTGCTTAACCTTGAGACCGTCAATATAATAAGTAGTAGTGTGACCATCAAACAGTTGTTCAATGGATCCTCTTTTTTTGGTCCATTTTTCGGTAATATTCCTTGCGAAATCTCGTTGTTCACCATCAATTGAAAGCTTTAAAATGACTTCCGTTTCTAAGTTATGAACTTCATTACCCTCGCTATCAAGTGGTTTCCAATCAAACTTAATATCTGATTGATCAATACTATTCTTGCCAAATAGACACCATAGAAAAGTATCATATAAAGTTGTTTTTCCTGTTCCGTTATCTCCAAATACATCCGCATCTTTCCCATTTGGTTTAAATGTATAATCTTTAAACCCTTTAAAGTTCCTGATTTTCATTTCTTCTAACTGAATTAACATTTACCTCTTCCTTTCTTTTTTATGTTATAATAATTATGAAATTAAATTTTCTAAGCTTCCGTGCCAGCGGAGGCTTTTTCTTTTTGATATTCCTCTTCCATCTTCAATTGATTGAACATTAGGTCGCGTGAGATAATTTGTTTCTTACCTCGATGAATAGTTGATAAAATTTGATGATTTAATAAACACCCTTCTTTGAAAATTCCTCTAAGATACTCACACAGTTCTTTATCTAATATAATTGCCTGTATTAATACTTTTTCCATTAGTACACCCCCCATTTATAAAGTACGTATGCGATCATTGGCCAAGCTAAGATAAATGCCATTATTGAAGACAGTACTGCAAAAATTATGTTTTGTTGTTTATTCATCTTCTTTTTCCTCTCTGAATTCATTTACATCCACTCCTAATGCGTCTGCTAATTTAAAAGCAGTGTCTAATTGTATTGTGTTCTTTGTCTTTCCATTCACGACGTTATGAATTAATGAGTAAGCTAATCCAGAACTTTTAGCAATTTGATAAAGACTTCGTCCATCTTTTTTTATCAATTCTTTTAATCTATCCAAAGTGTCACACCCCCAAATATTGTGTCGTACTAAGCATTAACCATATCTCGTTGATTATGTATCTGTCTTGTGATAAATTTGATTTGTTAATAATTGATCTCACGGAATTATATGAGACGTTGGTGTGTACCATCTCACCACGTTTTCAGTTATTAATAAATATATAGAAAGTGAGGTGAATAAAATGAAAGTAGAAGATTTCGCACAACATATGTTACAAGATGCTCGATATACTTCTAAAGATGCATTGTTAGATGATAAATTAGCTGATTTTAGTAATTTTCTTAATGAGATTTATAGGGAAGTTGCCGGTAAAATAGATACATCTAAAGCGTCAATATATCCGGGATCTAACTCGATTACTTATAATGATAATTATTTAAAAGCATCAAAATATGATAATGAAGTGAAAATTAATTTTAAAAAAGAAGATATCGATCATTGGATTGTTAAAAATGATAAAGTAGTTTCAGAAAAATATGGTTCAGAAGTTAATAGAGAAACATTTGAAAAGTATTTAGATTTATTTTTCTAATCTATCTAACAAATCCTGAACGATAAGTTCTAATGAATAAATTCTTTGTTTAAATAGATCCACCTCGCTGATGGTATTACTTTTAGATTCTTTTATTTCTCTTCGCCCTCCCACTACACCGACTACCAATCCTGTAGTGACTAGGGCGATATTTTTAAATAATTTATTCATTAATAGGCCTCCTTTAATCTTTCAAGATCATTTTTAAAGTTAATTGACCTTGTTCCAGCCATAAGCAATTCTCTATTCTCAAAAAAATGAACAATTGCATAATAGTTATATTGAGTAGTTGAGTGACTGTCTGATTGAAATGGTTTTACAGGTTTGAAGTAATTTGGTCTTGATCTACAAAACTTTTCAAAATCTCTTAAGAAATTATGTGCAGATGTAGATTTTCTACCGATTAATTGTTCAACATCTTTTTTATAAAGCCACATTTGGATAACTGGTCTTACTTTCACTATCTCCATTTTTTGTATTCTCCTTTCTCTTACATCTAACTTTATTGCAAACAGAACAGTAATAAGTAATTGTCTTTTTGGTTTCTTTTGTATTTACCATTTTTATATGACATGCTGGGCAGTTCATATTAGTTCTCCTTTCTAAGCCAGTCCAAACATCTGAATAAGTTTCAAAATGATCTGATTAGACTTTGGTGTTTTTGACTTGCCAGTTAAAGCATTAAATATCTCTGGTTTGCTATAGCCAGTCATGACAGCTAATTGTTCATAAGATATTTTGTTTTGATCTTTGTAATCTAAAACACGTTGTCTTGCTTCGATTGTTTCTGGCATTAAATCAACTCCTTTCTCTATAGTTTTTTTGGTATACTCTCCTTAGAAAGGATGTGAAAATACTTTGGACAAGGCTAAATTGATTTTTTCAGATAAAAGTGAACTTATTGTTTCTACAGAAAGTGAGTTTTTTGGAATTCGATTTTCAAAAAATGAAGCCTTATATGGTGACGAGGAATCCACAAAAAAAATACAATTCATGTTTCCAAAGACCGCCTCAGTAATCAGCTATCTTGACCTTGATCTTCATGTTGACGCTGGGATACTTCCTGCTATGGTCGAAGTGCTAGAAAATTATCCCTACTTCTATTTAAAAAATGATGAAACACTAATCTATTCCTCTAAAGCTGTAGTTAAAATAGAATTAATCGATTGATTCGTATTTACTTCAACAATTTTTTTGTTTATTTCTTCATCAATAACTGAGCCAAGTTCACCGTACTTATACCCAAGTCTGTGAGACTTGGCTTTTTTTATCGCCTCATCATAGGTCGCTGAATTTTTTAATAAAGCTTTTACTCTTAAATCAATTAATATCTCTATTTCATTTAAGAAAATTTTGTTATTCAAGTAATTCATTTCTTATCTCCTCCTTTCAATCATTTAATAATGTAAGGTAATTCGTTAGTTTATTTGTTATTAATGTTGACCGTTAATAACTTTTGTGCTATTGTATAGACGTAGTTAAACAAGACTTAAAAAGCCTACAACTTAGCTTATTATTTCGTTGGGGAACGATCATTAGTTATTTTTTGGGCGTAATTTAATTACTGTTTAACTAACGAATTAACTTACATGCTAAGTATAATAATTTAGATGCTATTTGTCAACTTAAAATTAGCATAAAAGTTATCGGAATTCTTAGCGTTCCTTAGAAAGGCTGATATTAATGGGTTTAGTTGACAGAATTAAAACGTTATGTGACTCTAAGCTAATTACTTTTGCTGAATTAGAACGGAAAATCGGAATATCAAATGGTCAACTTAGAAGATGGGATGACGTTTCACCAAAAACAGAAAACGTTCAAAAAGTTGCTGATTACTTTAATGTTTCTATAGACTATTTATTAGGAAGAACTGACAATCCTAATATCCAAGATGATGACAACTTTTTACTAGCAGCACATATTGATGGAGATTTTACTGAAGAGGAAATGGAAGATATTAAAGATTACATTGAGTTTATAAAATCAAAACACAGAAAATAAGTTGGTGATTATATGAATGCCTTTGAAAAATTGTTGGCAGAGTTTGATAATGAATTAACTTTTGTATTCGATAAAAATATTCCAGATAAATTACCAGGATTAATCTGTGATCATACCGTCTACTTAAACAACATTTTACCTTTTGATAAAGCTATATGTGTTCTATCAGAGGAAATTGGTCATTATAAAACATTACCTAAAGGAATTGACATTACTGATCAATCCATATTGTTTAATCGTAAATTAGAACGAAAGGGGCGTGAATGGGGGCATAGGAAGTTAGTGCCTAAAGAAAAGTTATTGGAGTTTATTGCGAAGAAAGACGCTGTTATGCGTTATGAATTAGCGGAAGAATTTGGTGTCGACGAGCAGTTTATTGAAGAAGCAATCGATAATTACAAAAGAAAAGGTGTTATTTAATATAAAAAACCACTCATAAGCTGGTGACTTAGTAAGTGGCTACCCTAAGGGTTTAATATTACAATAATAATATATCATATTTTAGGAGGAAAAAAATGAAAGAAAAAGTCCCTTTTTATTTTAAAGACTGGTTTATAATAGTCTGTTCTGCTTTGTGGCCAGCGTATGGAGTTTCCTTAATAATCGCTATTATTTTGGTAATTCTTAAAAAGAAAAAGTATTCCACTTTGAATCGCAATAAATTCGAAGAATACATTAGCAAATATCAAAGCGTTGAACAGCTTGATGAAAAACATAAATCATTAATCGAAAACTTTAATAATAATCTAAATTCCTTAAAAGAAGAACAAAGTGTCAAAATATCGGACTTTAAAAAGGAATTAAAAAAATTAAATGATGAACACAGACTAGAATTAGAAGAATCAAAAAATATTATTAAATCAGAAATTAAATTTTTAAATAAGAAGAAGAAAGAAATTCAATATTTTATCAATGAAAACACAGATAAATATCTTGAAAAACAAACTTTTGTTGAGTTTGATGATAATGTAACATCAGACGAAATAAAAAATCAGTTAGCCATGCACAAATTGAAAGAAAAAGATGCTGTTAAAGCTTTAGTTTTTAGTAAAAAATATAATAATACAGAAACCAATAAACAATTGAAGCAATTGATTAGAAGCTTTAATACTGAAACAGATTATTATATTAGCAATGTTTCTTCTAAAAATATTGATAGATATAGAGATAAAATAATGAAATCTTATGAAAATCTTAATAAATTATTTGAAGTTGACGGAGTTAAACTCGATAAAGATTATTTGAAATTAAAGTTATCGCATCTTTCTATTGTATATCAATATCAAATCAAGAAAGAAACTGAACGAGAATTATTACGAGCTCAAAAGGAGGAGATTAGAGAGCAACAACGTGTTGAGAAAGAACTTGAAGATGAGAGAAGAAAGCTAGAAAAAGAAGAACAGCAATTCAATAATGAAATTAACAAAATGATGTCTTATTTAAATAAATCTAATAGTGATGTCGAAAGAGAAATTTATGCTGAAAAGATAAAAGATTTAGAAAATAAACTCAAAAAACTTGAGACTGATAAAGAGAATGTTCGTCAAAGACAGACAAATACAAGAGCAGGTTTTGTTTATATCATTTCAAACATAGGTTCTTTTGGAGAAAATATTTTTAAAATTGGTATGACTAGACGTCTAGAGCCAATGGATAGAATTAATGAATTAGGAAGCGCTTCTGTTCCATTTAAATTTGATGTTCATGCTTTAATATTTAGCGAAGATGCCCCTGCACTAGAAACCCTTTTGCATAATCACTTTAGAAATAGAGAAGTTAACAAAGTGAATTCTAGAAAAGAATTTTTCAATGTTAATTTAAGTGAAATTAAATCCTTAATTCATGAAAAATTTGACAAGACAGTAACTTTTTATGAAGAACCAGAAGCTCTTGAATATAGAGAATCACTTCGTAAACAAGCTTAAATAATCTTAAAATAATTAAACTATCTTTCTTCACCAAATATTTTTAATGAAAACTAAAATATATACTCAAACAAACAGCCACAACCCACCCCGCCAAGAGTAAATTATGACTGTTTGATAAAGTCCCACTCCAAAACTTACTTATTGAGAAGCAGGATGAAAAAGACATTTATATATGCCTACATTAATTATATCAAAATAAGTAGGTGAATACATTGAATTCTTATTTAATAGCAAAAGTGAGTAACTTTAAAGATGACTTTAAAATCTCTCCTGCTGAACAACTTGCATTTACTGATAAACAAGAAGTTCAAGTTACTGAGGGAGACGGTAAAACAAGTATGGTATTTGAAACTGAGTTTTTTAAAGAGAACAAATTGATTAGAAACTATATAATTGATTTTGATTATAAATTAAACAAGAAGGGAAAGGTATTTGACCGATTCTTCAATTACTATTATGAACCAAAGCAATTCAACCTTTACTATTTAAAGAATGAAAATATTATTATCATTCGTTCTCAAAAAGATGTTGCAAAGGAATTTTTAAAAGAATTGAAGGAACATTATCAACACTTCGATTTTGATATTTTGAACATAAATATAAAAGAAATTTTATCAAAAGTTGGAGAATTAAAATCAGCTTGGATTAATGTAGAAAAAACTGGTGTAAACACTGAAAGCTACCACGGCATAAAAGTTGACGATGAAACTGATGTTATCGAAGCGATAGATCGTAATAAAGCAACTTATGTAACTTTCATTTACAAGTTTGATAAATCTGAAATTTACTGTGGTATTTCAAAAAAAGGGAATATAGTTTTATATGATGATCAATTGGCTCCTGAAAATCAATTAAAATTACTCATACGAATTTATAATAGCTTAATTAAATAAACTATTATTAGAAAGAGCAATATATTTTTTTGATATATCCTCAACTTTTTTTAAACAGTCAGAACTAATTGTCATTTCATTATTTTTCACTCTCACATCGCAACCTTCAATAGTATACTTCATATTAAAAGTGAATTTTGTTAACTTATTATAAGTTTTTAGAGTGATTTTGTAAAAAGGGTTTAACTCATCAAATTTAATAGTTAACAAAAATTTTATTGATTTTGTATTACTAAAAACCATACGTATGTCTTGTTCAATTTTAGAATATTCATAATGCAAATTCTTATACGATTCTCGATAGGAAATACGATAATTCTGCATGAATCTTATTTCAAGTAAATCACTTATAGGCATATTTTCAATTGACAAAGTATAACGATTATTTTCAATATCAATATAATATTTTGATAAATTTTCTAGATAACTATCCGGCATTTTAAAAGTATCGTATTCGTTTGAAAGTTTTTCAAATACTTTATTAATAAAATTTTCATCTAATTCATCTATGTGATATATAGTTTGTATATCCCAATCGACAGTAGGATTTAATAAATACATTTTGAGACGTTCAACTTTTTCAAAAATTGTATTTATATTTTTATAAACGAAGTTGAAAATTAAAAACACAAGACTAGCAAGTTCAGTAAAATTTATAAGAATATCGGGTAAAGTAAATTGAGAAAAATTATTAAAAAATAAAAGAGATTCACCAATGAAATAATAAATTAGAATTAATACTAACAATAATAAAAATATATTTTTCATTATTTTTCTCATATTATAACCCTCCTATACAAAACGTTTGTTCGCTTTTATTATACAATAGAAACAAAATTTTTTAAATAAAGAAGTATAAGCTAATGTAGCTAATCACTTAATATTTGATTAATACAAAAAAGCAGCCTGTTAAAAGGCTCTCTTTTTCATACCCTATTATAGCAAAAGAAAGGAGAAATAACTATGTGGGTTGAAGATTTACCCAATGGTAAGTACAAATTTTGTGAGAGATACGAGGATCCCCTAACGGGAAAAATAAAAAAAGTATCTATAACCAACTTGAAGAACACTAAAGCCATTAGAGAACAAATGCTTATTAAACTCCAAGATAAAATAAAGAAAAGCCTCAACGAATTGGACGTGCGCTCTATTCCCTTTTCAGAGTTAATTGATAAATGGCTACTTATTGACGAGCAGAAATCAGTAGGACAAACGAAGATAGTTCATAAGGTCCACACAGATAAATTTAAAGAAGTGTTAGGCGATATAAAAACTGACAAAATTACAACATCCGTTTTAAATAACTACCTTTTATCCCTAACTGAAAAAACCTTAGCATACGTTACAGTAGCTGGCTATAAAAATACCTTGTCATTAATTCTTCAATTCGGGAAGAAACTAGGCTATTTTCAAAAAAACTTACATGAAGAACTTCAAATTGAAAAATTAAATGTTTCAAAAACCAACCCTGATAAATATCTAGAGAAAGAAGAAATAGATACAATTATTAACTACCTAGAAACAACAAACAGAAGTGAAATGGCTAGAATTATCAAATTGCAGCTATTGACTGGTACACGTATCAATGAATTATTGTCAATAGACTTTAAAGAACAAATCGATTTTAAAAATAAAACTATTAACATTAATAGAAACTTTAACCATGCGTTAAAAGAATTTGGACCTCCAAAGCACGATAGTTCCAGAATCATTAATATCAATCAAGAAGCAATTAATTTACTTCATGAACAAATCCGTTGCACCAAATTAAAAATGATTAAATACAAACAGATAGAACCAACCAACTCTCTCTTATTCATTACTAAAAACGGCAAAATTTTAGATCCAGGCAGTTTAAATCGGATTATTAAGAAAACACCAGGACTAGAGAAAGAAGTCACTACACACTATTTTAGGCATACATTCATAGTACGTATGATTGAGAATAAAATTCCTTTCCATTTAATTGCAGAACATGTTGGACATAAAAATACAAGAATGATTGAAGATATTTACTATCATTTTAGTGATTCGATGAAAAGTGAGTTGAAGTCTGCAATTGATGAATTGTCATTTAATTTTTAA